AGGGCATAGGTATGAGGTGTAATGGGAATTGTTAATCGTCTAAAAGGCGTGTTTTCAGCCAAAGACGAAAATCAAAAAGGCTACCCAAGAGTAACAGCAAGAGTAAGCAAGGAAGAGGATCGTATAGGTCTTCAGGGGGCTTTTGCTTCTAGCTTATCTACTATTGCTGCAAAATTCCCTTTTGAGTTTTATTCAGTAATAGACAACCTTGCCCTTGTTGATCCCTATGTTTCCAAGTTTGTTTACTCATCTATAGCGTTAGGGAATTCTGGTCATACGCTAGAAATTGACACAAGTAGCGAAGCCGAAGCTGATAAGATTATCATGCTGGCAAACGATTTGGCTGCGCGATGTTATCCTTTTGCTGGTGGTATGGATGGGTTAGTCAACGGTTTATTGTCACAGGTCGCACGGTCTGGTGGGTTAGCTGTTGAGTGGGTTCCTGATAATGCAATAAGTCGTGTTGAGCGTGCATTTATTATACCTATGAAAACTATTAAGTTTAGGTATGACGCAAAAGGTAATATTATTTTATGTCAGGATCAAGGAATTGTAACATCGAACACCTCGTTTGGGTTAGTTCCGCTAAATCCTGTTCAGACTACATTCCACGGCGCAACATCAAGAGACGGCAATCCATACCCTATTCCTCCAGCATTAGCCGCTTTAGAATCCTGTTCTGTTCATCGAACAATTGCTGAAAAGATCAAACAATGGATGGACAAGGTTTCGGCGCTAGGTGTGTTGCTTGCTGAAGTAGAACCTCCACCTAGAGAGCCTGGCGAAACACAGCAGTCCTACGACAACAAGGCAGCTAGATACTTACAGGATATAGCATCTTCAATAACTGACAACATGAGTTCAGGTATTGGTGTTGCATATAATAACACAAAGTTTGTTTTTCAGAACACACAAGCGTCAGCGCAAGGCGCAAAAGACATTCTACAAATAATACTACAAGGATTGTTTTCTGGCTTAAGTAGACACCCCATATTTTTTGGTTGGAATTTTAGCACAACAGAATCGTATGCTAAAGTAGTATACGAAGAAATGATGCAGGGCATTATATCATTTCAGCAGGGTGTAAAAAGGGCTATAGAGCATGGTCATCGCCTTAACCTGGCATTGAATGGGTATGGAGATGTAGGTGTTAGCGTCCATTTTAATTCAGGTGGATCATTAGACGAATTCCGTGACGCTGAAGCTGAATACATGACTACGCAGTCTGTATTAGCTCAGATAGAATCTGGTGTTATTTCTGTTGAGGAGGCTCGCCAACTACTTGGTCATGAAGATGTTAAGGCCGGTAGCGGCGAATTCGTTGCCGCCTTTGATAATCAATCAAAACGATATAATAAAGTAATTAAGAACAAAAAGAAGATATGGTCTGGTTTTAAAACATTAAACCAAAGTTACGACGACTTTGATTTAACTTACGAGACTTTTATAAATAATGAACTAGATAATTCATCTGATAATGGGATTGATGATTTTATATCCTGGTTGATGATCCAAGGCGATTTATCTGAAGAAGATTTTATTAAAAACGGCACAGAAAGACTTATTAGTTATATAGAAAGAGAAATAGATACAGAAACAGTTACCTCCAAGGCTAAAACTTTTTTGACTGATTACTGGCAAGACGCCAAGAGAGACAGGAAGCTTTTTGGTGGCAGCTATGACAAACTAACACAGGGTCTTTCTGACGCTGAAAAATTAGCAATAGCATATTTAGTAGCCGACGTGGAACCATTTCAGGTCGGCTCTTTTATTTCTAAGAGTTCACTTAGAACTAAACAGATAGAGAATTTCCTTTCCTCATATTACAAGCAACACCAATCAGGTGACTACGGGTTACTAAAGGCACAACTTGGGCAATTTTTTCAAGGACTATCAAATAATGCTTCTGAACTTATAGCCAAACAAGCGTTTGCGAGAGCAAAGACTTGGGGGTCGCTGTATTCCTTAAGAGAAGAAGGCGTGAGTGAGTTCATAATAGATGGCCCTCGTGATGATTTAAAGTGTGAGTATTGTTGGTCGATGCTAGGCAGGGTGTTTAGTGTGGAGAAGGAAATTCGCCATATTGAGAACATTATTGATACTCAAGACCCCGACATAGCAAAGGTCGGCAAAGATGTTCATAGTCGATATTACGGCAAGGATGGTGCAAGCAAACTAGCATCCACACCTAGCGTTGAAATACAAAATACTGGATTGGCTGCGCCACCATACCACCCTAGATGTAGGGATTATATCGTGGCACGGAGAATTAAATGATTGTTAAATTAGACAACAAAACCGCTGACGGTAAACAGATATATCGTTTTGATTGTATTGTTGACTCACGACGGCGTGTTACTCCTGCACAACAGGAAACAGTTGTGGCTGACAACACAAAAGCAAAAGAAAAGGTTGAGGTAGAGAATGAAGCCGACCTCCCGGTGGTTTCTGGGCACGTAAGGGACTCGTGGAGGTTAATTTCTGCTGTAGAGGCATGGCCTTCATCTGGGTTTCATTTGCCTCAACTTATTGATTATTCACACAACAATGGCTCTGCGATACGTAGCGCTGTTGAGATCATAAACAACAACAAGCCTGATCTTACATGGAACCATAGTGTTGACTCAAAAGATGTTGCCGGGTGGGTTGAGAATGCTTTTTGGGAAGAATCAGTAGACATTCCACCTGGAGTTAACGCAGAACTTGTTGTTGATCCTTCCTATGATAGTAAGGCTGCTAGAGGCTTAGAAAATAAGGTATTAAGAAATGGATCAATTGGTTTTAGTATGGATGTTGTGCCTTCACATCCTGATATGCCATTTGAGAAGTTTGTAGAAGCCCAAGGGACCACAGTTGGGAACGAGAAAGTGCGCTGGTTGCCTGTTTCAGTTCACAGTGTTTTGCACATGGCGCTTGTTCCAGCAGGGACAGGGGCAGACCAATATGCGGGGCGACGTGAATTTGGCAACCAGTCAACGATACAAAGTGTAAAAAATAAACAGGAGATAACAAACATGCTCGATGAAAGCATAAAGTTTCTGGATAACATTTGCCAGAAATTGGGGATAGACGTTGCGTTGATAGCTGACGAAAGCGCAACACTTCCTGATGGACTTGAAGAGAGGGTAATAAAACTAATTGGCTCTCATGTTAACGCTACAGAGAAGTTTAATAATCAATCAAAGAAAATTGAACAGTTTATCGAGATGGCAAAGGCGAATGGGCTTAACGTGGAAAACCTTGATGACTTGGCAAAAGAAATGCCAGCCGTGTTTGTATGGGCAAAAGAAGGCGAAAGACTTCTAAACGCAAAACAGACAGAAGCGGTTGAATGGTTTGATAAAGCTAAATTCTCTCCAGATGTTGAGATGTCAGAGCATTCAAAAAGAATGCGTGATCGCATCGCTAACAGTAGAGATTTTGAATATCTCAACGATATGATTGCGGAATACCGTGATATCGCTGAGGCCAAGTATGGTAATTCACAACGATCTTCTGTTGCGGAAGAATTGCCTGTAGAGAACAAAAAAGACAAAGAAATTCCAGCCGACATACTTGATTCGGTTAATAAATATTTCAAATAGAGGTGGCGATGAAACAGAGACTTAGTGATGTGTTGGCGGTTGAATTTATCTGCCCAACCACGATTGCGGTGGGAGATATCGCCATAATTGATGACGATAAAAAAATAATTAAATGTAATGCTGCGGCTTCACTTAAAAAGGTTGGAACTGTAGCAACCCATAAACCTGGTGCGACAACTTGTGTTGTTGAGACACCCTTCCGTGAAAGACGCGATGATAGGCTTTCAGGGGCGGCTGTTGCTGTTGGGCCCTTTGTTTGGGATGCCAACATGAAGGTTATTGCCTATAGCTCTAGCACGCATGATGGCGCGTCCATCGCTGGTGTTGTTATAACCGCTGCTGATGGGGCCGATGAAAAAGTAGAAACTTTGGAGTACTAATAATGTATCAAAGGAAGGGCAACGTACTTTCGGTGCGATTTGCTTGTCCCACAGCTGTTGAAGTCGGGGATGTTGCTGTAATAACAAACACCGATAACACAATAGCGAAGGTTTCCACTGAAGGCTCAAACAAGATAATTGGAACTGTTGCTACACATAAAGACGGTTCTACTGAGTGCGTGGTTGAAACTAAATTCAGAGAAAGACGTGATGATCGTGTTTGCGCTGCTGTGTTTAACAATGGACCTTTTGTTTGGGATGCTACGGGTAAAGCGGCTTCGTATGTTCAAGGAACAATAGCAGAGGTGACGGGAACTGAAGAAGGACCGTTTACTTTTACCGCTACGGCTGCAACTCCAGCAGAAGGAACTGCGACAGAGCCGTTTGACTTTGAGGCTGCTGCCGGGGGAACAGTTACGTCAGGTGCTGGCCCCTTCACATTTGAAGTAGGTGTTTCTGACGCTTTCAAGATCAAGATAGGTGGGGCTGCATCGCAAAATTTTACACTTGCTGGCGCAGCACAGACACCAGCCCAAGTTGTTGCACAATTTGCGGCGGCTGTAGGCTTTACAGCGACGGCAGATGGAGACACTGTTGTTTTTGCAGCAACAGCAGCAACTGACGATCTTGTTATAGAGGCTGTTGCTAATGATTGCTACACGGTTATGGGGCTTACTGCGAACACTTATGCGGCCACTGTGGGTAACGACACACTAAAACTAAACGTAGATGGAGAAGCATCACAGACCTTCACCTTAACAGGCTCAGGACAAACAGCAGCTCAGGTTGCGGCTCAGATTGACGGAACCGGCTTTACGGCTTCCGCTGAGGATGGATCGGTTGTTCTTTTGGCTGACGATCCTGAAAGCGACCTTGAAATAGAGGCCACCGACAATGACTGTTATACTGAGCTTGGCTTTACTGTTGGTTCTTACGATTCTGTTCCAGGCGATAATAGATTGCTTATTGCTATTACTGGAGGGGAAGAATCCTCTGGGGCTGACCAGGAATTTGAACTTACAGAAGGTGAACGCACAGCAACGCAGGTGGCTCAAGAGATAAATGCCACGGCATTAGATTTTGAGGCTAGCGCAGTAGATGATTATATTGTCCTGACAGCTAGTCAGATAAGTGACGATATAGTAATCAAGCCAATAGACGCAGATGCTTACACTGTGCTTGGTTTTACAGCGGGAACAACTGCTGGAGATGCTCCAAACTATGACGCATCTGCTGTCGCTGGTATTAAGATTTCTGGTCCTGATCTATGTAGTGTTCAGTCAACAATTGAAGGACCGTATGAACTAGACAACACAACCAATATACTAAAACTGTCAATTGGTGGTGGAGGGGCACAAACCTTTACGCTGGACACCGGCGAGGCTGTTACGGCTGCTACGCTTGCAGAAACAATAAACGAAACGGCTTCGGGCTTTGAGGCTTCTTCTACCGGGGTCTATTTGGTTTTGACTGCCACAACCCAAGGTCACAGCATAGAAATACAGACTGTTGCAAATAATTGTTATAGCGTGCTCGGTTTTACTGTAGGAACAACCGCTGCGCCAATGATTATCAATACTTTAGAGAAATAAAGGGGATTTTAAATAAATGAGTGGGACACTCGGCCTTAAAAATACGTTTCGTGAGAGGGTCTTTGAGCCTCTTAAACAATATAGAGGAAACGACGGAACTGGTGGGCGTGAAATATCACTAATTGATTTTATGCAGACCAGAGCGATTAACGAAGAAGGCAAGCCTGTTGGTTTGAAAAACTCAACGGGTCAGCCTATAACATGGGACGATATATGGTGTGAACTGGGACATGATCCAGCTACACTGTCGCTTAATAACCTGTTGTCGCTTTCAGGAAGTGATATGCAGTATTTGGCTCCTGAGATTGTTAGGGATTTTATCCTTAAAGGTCTCAACACTGAAGCCTCATATCTTGACCTTGTTGCGTCATCTGAGTCTGTTGATTCCATGAACGTTACTGTTCCGTGGATTCGTTACCTGAATGAAGAAATGCAGCCAGTTGGTGAGACTGAAACCATTCCTGAAGCCAATATCGAGTGGGGCCACAAGTCAGTGACAGTATCGAAAGATGCTATTGCGCTGCATTGGTCTGACGAGTTGTTGCTTTCTGTTAAACTCCCCATGCTGCGTTGGTTCTTGCAGAAGGTTGGTGTGGCGCTGGGTGTTAAGCTTTACCAGAGAGGTATTGGCGTCCTTATTAATGGCGACCAGAGTGACAGTAGTGATTCATGTGCTGTTGTTGGTGTTGCGTCCTCTGGAACTTTGGCGTTCAAGGATTTCTTGAGACTATGGTTGCGTGCCAGACAAATCGGTATGCGTTGGGAATCAGTTATTAATAACGAAACTACTGCATGGAATATGTTGCAGTTGGATGAGTTCTCAAAGCCACAAGGAGCGGGAACTGTTGTTACTACAATTGAAACACGTAACAGAATTATACCTGCTTCTATGCCGCATCTGCTTTCCTCTGAGATGTCTGACAATCAACACCTTTTGTTCGACAAGAGATTCGGTATGATCTTCCTGTCGTTTAGAGGGCTTCTGGTTGAGAGTGAAAGGGTTATTATGCGACAGTTGTCAGGGACATCGGCTAGTATTATCAGTGGTTTTACAACCATAGATAGAAACGCTAGAGTTATACTTGATAGTGGTAAGGCTTTTAGCGGTAATAGCTTCCCATCGTATATGGCTCCTCTAATCTAGCTTGAGGTTTTGTTATGAGTCGATACGTTCGGCTAAATAAGAATGGTTTTATTTTTAAGGACAGGCAAACGGGCTTCACGATTGAGCGAGGTGAGGTGAAGCCCTTGCCAGCCAATATTGGCGAAAACACGCGATTGTGGCTCCAAGCTGGCGGTTTGGAACTCTGCGAGCCTCCTCAAGCAATCGCTCCCAGTGAGGCCCCTACTGTCGTTTCCGTGGAGACAAAGCCAGAAGTCGAGGATTTTGATGGTAGGGTAGCTGAACTGGAAGAATTTAGCATTAAAACGCTAAGACAGATATGTGTAGAAAAAGGTATCAAGTTCGGTTATCGGTCAAGCGCAAACAGTTTGGCAAAAAAGATAGTGGAACACGAATATGGCGGTTAATGCCGTAACATTGGCGCTAGATGTCCTTGCTCCTGTCTTGGAATTAGACGAGGGTATTAGCGCAGCGGTTACTAGGGCTGTAGAGGCCCAGACAGCGTTGCAAGGACTGGATGGTGTTGTTTTGTCAGAGAAACAGAAGGTCTATCTTGGGCTGTTGTCTGTTAAGCAAATAATACCAAGGCTTTTGTTGCTTTTTTCACAAAAAATCAAGTCAGCCAAGGGTGGTAGCGCATCAATTGAATATCACAAGGCTATTGAATTTTTAGAAGCCCTACAACAAGAGATTAAGGATCAGATTAAACAGGCTGCTCACGAGGTAGACCCTACCGATAACTGGGAGGATGTTCCTTTGTATAGGTGGCCGGGCGTTGGAGTAACAACCTTCTGATGGGAGCACTGGGCGATCTGGTAACAAGAGAACTGTATAAGGTTCATGAAATCCTTTTTGGGGACTTGTTGGTTGCTGTTGATAATACTGGCGCTATGCGAACCTTTAATTGTCTTATGGAAGATTTTGTAAGGGTCTCTGCTGAACAAATATCAATAGATGCTTCAGGTATCAGGGATATAGAAATACGCACAGTATACGCCCATAACACACATTTACAAGAACAAGGCATAGACCTTGAAGCCACAGATTACTTCATAGACGTAAGTGGTAAAAGATGGGACTACAGCGACGAGGATATGATAGCTCGCTGCACTGTCCCTATCGATGGGTCGCAGTGTATCACACAATTTAGACTTAGGAAGTCTGAAGAACTAAACCAGACCGATAGCGAAGATGAGTTTACCTGGCAATCATGATTAAAGTTTCAGTAACAGGAATAGATAAACTTGCTGCCAATCTTAACAATATTGCAGTGAAGCTTCGCACTGAAATGAAGGCAGCCAACAAGAAGGTTGGGGAGTATCTTGAAGAGGCTACTAAGCGAACCTTCGATATGGCCGGCCCTGGATGGCCAAAACTAAAACAGTATACCATAGACAGAAAAGGCCATAGCACAATCATGATTGATTATGGTGGCTATCGTGGGGGCATTAGACACAAGATTACCGGAGACTATGAAGGAGAAGTGTTTCCTGATGGCCCCGACTACCCAAGGATAAATAAACATTCTCTTGCATTGGTTCATGAAAAGGGTGCTGTAGTTGAGAATGGGTTTAGAAGGGGCATCAGAATAGTTATCCCAGAAAGACCTGTATTTCAAAAAACAGCAAGACGTGAGCGTGTCAGGGTTGCTGGTTTTTACATGAGAGCCTTAAGGCGTGCGATAGGTATAAGCGTTTGATTAGTGATGTTGATTCATTTGTGTGTGAGAGGCTTGAGAAAGTCAAGCTGGGTGGGACAAAAATTAAGGTTTATCCCTACCTACCCGAACGTGAAAAAGGCTTATCAATCTACCCATGTTACGCTGTTTGCAGAGAATCAATAGAGATAAGAGAAGAAGACAAGCGCCCTGATTGCGAGATATGGATACCAAGCGTAGAACAAGCCACGGTTATTGTTGACGGTGAGACATTAACTGGTGTTGATAGCTATACATGGAAACCCTACCCTTCACCTGTTGATATTTACTATGAGATATATTGTTTAGCAACGAACAAAACACACTACGATAACCTTGTTACTTTTTTTCTACAGACATTTCCTCCTGGTTACATAGCAACTATTAATGAACAACGTATTCTGTTTACCAGAATAACAAACCGTAACCATGATGATTTAGATATACCACTTTACAGCGGAGTCACAGTTCTTAAAGCCTCGGACGTTTGGGTTGATAGATTAGAGGCTGAAGAATTTAAATCAATACAGAAGATTATCTTTTCCGATGATATTGACGAAACTGCAATAACCATCGGTTAACAGGGGTGAGAATATGGCAAGGAAAAAGCCTATCTATTCTGCAAAACCAGCCCCCAAACCTTCAATGATGATTCAAATCGTTAACTTAACTCCTGACAAAAGGGATATTACGATGCCTGACGGGACAAATATATCGCTTCTAGCTTTTAGTCGCACCGGCGACAAGCATATATCTGATCCTGTTGACTACAACGCATTGCATCCTAAGTTCCAGGAGCTTCTACAGAAGCAGGTTAAACGAAGAGAAATTAGGTTGACGGAGGTATAATGGGACTAGGAACTGCTAGAGTTATATATTCCATAAATGATCTTTCGCTCTACACAGATGAGTTGCTGCGTGGTTATGTCGTGGCGCTTGTTGAGACAGAGCGCGGTCCTTTATGGGAACCGATAATGGTGCATTCGTGGGATGAATATGAGCGAATGTTTGGAAGGACTTTTGCTGGCTCTAATGATCCGCTAGTCCTTAAAATGGGGTTACTTCAGGGAGCAAAGTTTGTTGTTATTCGTCTTGCTAACTGCACAGACCCTAGCGACAAATCAACTATTACCGCAACAAAAGCATCTGTTACGCTTAATGATAGGGGTGGGACACCCACATCTGCAAGCGTTACAAGTGATGTTGGGCCGTTCGTTTTTGCCGCTCCTTATGCGGGGAATGTAACGGGATCAGAGGTTGGGCCTTATACAATAGTAACTGGCGAGTCAGACGCTATAACTATAGCGGTTGGGGCTGGCGCTGATCAACCCGTCGTTTTGACACAGGGAACCAGAACAGCGCAGAATGTTGTTGATGAGATTAACGCTCAAACAACCAGCCTAACAGCGTCAATCGTGGATGGCTGTGTCAAGATTGCTGCAAATACTATCACTGATGATATTATCATTAAAGCGGTAGCGAATGATGCGTATACAGCGCTGGGCTTAACTACTGGCACATATCCTGCTTATGCTGGAACAAATAGCCTGGTTATTGCTGTAGACGGTGAGGCTGACCAGACATTTGAGATGACGGCAGGAACGCTTACCGCTGGACAGGTAGTAACGCTACTGTCTACGTTGGCGGGGGCTACAGCTTCGGCTTCTCAGGGCAAGCTAATTATAACCTCTGACACAACAGGTCTTTCGTCAACAATACAGATTCAGGCCACAACAACTGCAACAGCGTTTGGTTTTAGCAATGACGAGGTGACAGGCACAGAGGGCGTTCCTCAGCCTACACTAACATTTGAGTCAGCTAATGAAGGCGCATGGGGAAATAGCCTTAAAATTGATGTGTATGATGCAGACCTGAATCCCGATACACGTTTTGATGTGAGAGTTACCTACACGCTTCAGGGTGGTATGAATGAGTATTTTGGCAATCTGTCTATGGACCCTGAAGATGAAAGATACGTAGTTAATTACATCAACGAGCGCAGCTTGTTGGTGTTTGTAACAGATGAAGGCTCCACTAATCCTGCTTACACTAACAGACCAGCAGAGACAGTATCCTCACAGATACTAACTGGTGGGCTTGACAGTGATCCTTTGACAGCAGCAGACTATATCGGGGATGATCTTGCACAGACTGGTATCTACGCTATTGACAAGACAGACCTTGCAATGGATGTAATAATACCAGGAACCACCAATATATCAGTATTGCAATCACTTATAGCATTTTGTGAGAATAGGGGCGAATACTTCGCTCACATTAACCTTCCTGCGGGACTTGATCCTAATGACGCAAAGGCTTTCAGGATGGGAGAAACCCCATACTCGCACGAAGCCTTTAACTCCCCGTATGCAGCCCTGTATTACGGTAGACCCCTTTGTTATGACTCAAGAACTGATTCACGTAAATATATCAGCAACCTGGGGCATTTATCTAAATGTATTGCTAACACTGATACTAATTATGATTACCATTATGCTCCTGTAGGCCCACGCAGAGGTGTGGTTGATCTGGTTGAAGGGCTAGATTTTAACGTCCATGACTGGAGAGGCTACCGCGATCTCTTTGCTGAAAATCAGATGAACTATCTGATGATTAGTAGGGATAAGGGAATAGAGGGAGCGGTTTTTTGGGAAAACTATACAACACAACGTGCTCCAAGCGCACTACGAGAAATAAATGTTGTGCGATTCCTTATAGCGATGCGGAAGGTCTTGGTTCCTGTGTTGAGAATGTTCCTTTTTGAGCCTAACCATCCGTTAACTTGGCGTGAAATCCATAGAACACTTGAACCGCAGTTTAGGCTTTGGAAAGACAAAGCATCTATATACGATTTTGTCCTCCAGACTGATCGTGACGCGTTTTTTGATGGCGGTGTGCTTAAAAACGCCGTCCTAAATAGTGGTTTAGAGATAGACCAGGGCATCTATAGAGCAAGGGCGCTTGTGCAACCAACAAGAGCAATTAGATACCTGGAATTTGAGGTGGGAGTGTTGAGAACAGGTGAAGCATTCAGCGAATTCACTGCACTTAAAGAACTACCTGGATGGGTGAGGACTAGCTAATGGCAACAGAAAGCAAAGCATTACCGCGGGCAAAAGAGTTCAAATTCCGTTTAGAAATCAATGGCTTCCCTGTGGCGTTGGTGGAATCCTTTAACCCTGGAAAACAAACCATTGGCATTACTGAGGCTAATGGGGCTGGCATGAACCATTCATATAAAGAAGCGGGTATGCTTACTTTTGCGAATGCGACATTGACCAACACAGTTCCGCTAGAAGGCCCAGGAAGGCGTTACTGGCAAGACTGGATGACACAGGTTCAGAATGCCAAAACAGGTAATGGTGGTAATCC